GAGATAAGGAGTTAAATCTGCCTCAGCCAACTTGCCAATAGTCACATCCATTGGCTGATACATCATCTCTTTTTGAGTTGCTGCACCAGCCTGTTGCATCGCCTCAGCAACTTGCTTGTTAGCGTTTCCGTTTTGTGCACCAGCCATTGCTATCTCCTAAAGAGTAAATTGGTCATCAGTATTAGCATTGCCAGATCCGCCACCTACTCCACCGTAGCCGCCATAAGAGTCGCCTCCGCTAGATCCGTAATTAGCTTCTGCTCCAGGCGATCTCGGCCCAGAAGGACTACCATTACTGTTAAATAAGTTATCGAAAACACCGCCAACCGTTTTTACAAATCCAACGCCTGGAAAAAAATTCATTGCTAAATTTGCAAATTCTTCAGGGGTAAACATTGCCTTACCTTGCGGATTCACATCTTCACTACCGCTACTTGGATTCATGTTGTAAAGCACTGGGGAAATCCTTCCTGACCGCCTAGCCTCTTCAGCTGCTGCCGCTGCAATTCTAGCCTGGTCATACAATGGCGCTGCACCAGTAACAGGGTCAATAAAGAATTGATCGTAGTAATCCATCGATCCAGGCATTGCCTTTCTAGCCTCAGCAAGCTGCTGAGTGTATAAGTCGTAACTTCTCAAATCTCTTGATGGCGCTACTTTTGTGCCTTCGGGAGCGAGCCCATAAGCAATTGCAGCATCAACGTTAGCTTGGCGAGCCAAATCACCTGTCGGCCCAAGACCAGCAACGTCAACACCCATAAAGGGGATATACCCCATTCGAGATTGAGCTTCTGCTCTCTGAAGGTTCTCCCGCATTAAGTCCTGTGCCCACTGCGGGATCTCTACTGTGGAGGTTTTGCTTCCGCCTTTACCGCCCTGCATCTAAAACTCCTTGCTCATTACGCTGAGAACTTCAACCCAGCCATGTTTGTTGAGAACCTTTGTCCAGCCTCTACGCCCAGACAACGTCATGGCTTCACAACCATTCATTTTGCCAAATTGTATCGCAGATTCCTGAAAATCTATAATTTGACCCATATCGCCACCCGCTAAAAAAACATGAAGAACCTTTTTCTTGGGGTAGACAACTATCTCTGTAATCGCGCAGCCCGTTTCTCCTGCCCACAATTGCATTGACCCTTTCAGAACGCCTTCAACGATGTCTGAGAAGTCGTGAGTATTCCCTCCAACATCTAAAGCAGCCTGTATCCAATCCCTGCATCTGTCTAATTCATAGATTACTGGTGGTACTTCTTCCTGTGCGCTCATCGTAACTGTGTCACCGACATGGTTGCTGAAGGCGAGGCAGGAGCAAATGCAGTTGCCGCTGATCCTTGAATAATCATCGCGGTATCTGTCACTGCAAACATCGCCTCTAAATAATCTCCCGCTGTCACGTCAAATATCCCTGATCGGCTAGTGACTAATCGAGTCCCGTTGGTGTTGATACTTGTCACGATTGTCGAGAAAGGAATGTCAACTCCATTGATGCGAGGCCAGATGTAAATCGACTTTGAAGATGAGTTTGACGAAATCAGTTCGCATGAGAAGTCGATCTGGTATGTGCCAGCTCGCGCAAAGTTGATGCGTGATGTGACGGTATCGTCCACCTCGATGTCCTCGGAATACACCGTGTTTTCCCAAGTGATCGCATATGCAGTGCTTGATGATGCCGCTGAATGAGTCGCAGTGGTGTAAATTTGCGCGCGGCAATTGTGACCATAGGATAGAGGCTCATACTTGCCGTTCAGTGACACAGCCGCGTGACCATTATCTCGCGTCCACACCATAACACCGTCTTCTGCCGCTGACTCACCTGATGTGAGATATCTCAGCTTGTCCTTGGTCAGTGACAACCAAGCATTCAGTCGTTCGCCCCAAGAGTTCCAGCTTGGCCCAAGTGGAGGAGGAGGCGAATAAGGTGAACTCACCGTCTACCGCCTTGCTCTGCATTGATACGCATTGTGCCGACTCTAAAGTCTGCGTTGCTTGTTGCCTCGACACGCATCCTGACCTGTCTGCCGCTAAAGCGCACAGATGTTGGATTGGACATCGTGAATGGGCCATAAGACCTTTCTGTGTCGTTTGGATGGAACCGAGTCTTAAAGATGGCCTGTACGTCACCTTGAGTCGCCTCATCAGGTATCAGGTTGTTGACCTTCATGATGTTATCGCCAGCACCAATGCTGATCGGGCCAGTCTCAGCAAATGGAGTTGCCGAATCATGTGAAGCACCCTGAACCTCGTGATCGTACAAAACGCCTGTCTCATCAATCCAGATCGGATGCCCAAACACACCTTGGTCACACCCAGTCGTCCGATTTAACTCACCGACTTCCCAGTGGTTTTCTAGATAGTCAAATGCCACATACTTATCGACTTCATTGCCATTCCCTGATGGGTAGAACCACCAGATCTCGCCAAACTCACTATTGTGAATGCCAAATGTTTTTGAGGCTTGGTTGGTGTTGATGTCGTCAAAGATGTAATCCTGCACATCACAGGGGATCATCTTGGCAGTGCTACCATCGAACATGTAGAAGCCTTCAGAACCCATCCAGAACGCACCTTGGTCTAGTGCCACCAGTGAGTTGCGGGAAACCGTACCACAGGACGTACCAACGCGCTCAAAGCCATAAACGTATGGCGGCCCCTGATAAGTCGCTATGTGGGCATCTGTCGTGGTCACAATGATTGTCCTGCCACGCATCCTTGCAGCGCACATGATCTCGCCATTTGACTGAAGCTCAATGTCGCCAGCCTCGTTTGTCGCATCCGCTGTCCAGGTTGTGTTGTCCTCGCGGTCACACCAAGCGATCTTCCGAGGATTACCATCCGCCTGGAGCGCAAAGATAAAGCGTTCCTCTGTCACCACCAGGCTCTTGCACGATGTTGGGCTGTTTGCGATCTGTGCAGCCTTTACGTCACGCTTTAGTGAGATGTCGTCTACGTCAAAGTTTGGCTCTGCGTCAGTCGCAGGGAACACATAAACGGTCACGCCTACATCGTCTGTCGTGAAGTCGATTGTGTTCTCACCAATGGACAGCGTCTCATTGACAAGCTCAGTGGTAGTTGTTGTGCCGACAACCTTGATCTTGGCTGAAGGTATCGTTGCTGGGTTCGCATCGTTGTCTGGATCGATCACGGTGATCTTCAGCTGGTACGCTGTATTGTCCCGCAGTCCAGTGATTGCCTGTTCTAAGTCAGCAGAAGTGGTTCCAGTCCATGACGCAACACCTGACGCAATCGCCCAGCCTGTGCCTTTAGTCCAGTCAGAGTCAGCGGCAAACGATCCATTGGTTACTACATCAGAGCCAAGAGTCGTCTGGATTGACCATTCATAGAGCTTACCGTCCGAGGTTGAACAACCGACTAAATACTCGCCCCAGTTGTCCAATGACCATACATCGCACTCCGCAAAGCCGCCTGTTGTCGGTCTGGATACACCGTAATAACTCGTGCCGTAGAATGAACCGCCAAAGCCAGTGTTCTGCTGCGCGTCATCGTTACCAGTAGTGAATCCTGAAGGCGTAATGTCAGTGATAACGCCAGCACCCGATACATACACAAGCTCGTTGGCAGATCCGAATACCATCTTTGAGTCTGCTGAGTTGTCTACCCAAGCATGCATAGCGCGAGGAGAAGCAGTGAACGATGAGCTTGCGTCTGTGCGATCACGCCACCCACCTACTGGACGCATTGATCCCTGATGCCATCTGATCAGGTTAGCATCACGCCAGCGATTAGAGCCTTCGTAATCAGTGCCGACTCGATAGACTCCAGGCGGTATTTTAAGCGGGATCAACGGCATGGCTTGCTCCGATCAGTGGGTATAACTTGATTATACTTCAGGCCAGTCGTTGATAGGCGCATTACCTGTTGGGGCTCCATCTGCATCTACTGGCGCATCGTGCAGAGCCATAAATTCCGCGTGGTCTGCCGCACCATTGATCGCTGTCTCAATCGTGTTACTCGCAGTACGCACTGCCGCACGATAAGTGGTGATCTCTGAAGGCACTGTGTATCCAGATACCTCTGCCGCCTTCACAACGTGCCAGTCTGTTGGTGCAAGCAGTGATGACGCTGTTGCCTTGACCTGTGCAATCGCATTGGTCTTGAGTCCTGCTGTTGTGATTTCTTCACCATCAACAGTCTCAGTCACATCATCAATCGCCTTTGGATTACCTGCTGACCAGTAGAACCGACTGTCGAATGGTGCAGGGTCTGCAACCTCTACCCATCCTGCCGCTACCTTCTCTGCGTCTGTGGTACGTCCATACCACTGTGCAGGGTACTTACGGCCATTGACATCAGTCCAACTGCGTCCGGCCTTCATTGCTTTACCTTGATATGTCCACATGATAATTACCTTGCGTTTGAATACTTGAATGGTTGCTCTGCGAAAGCTAAGTAGATGAACTTGCCGCCACTAGGCCCATTAATGTTGCTGTTTGTGGTTCGTATTTTGAAGCCGTTAGAATTAATATCTATTGCGTCAGCTGTCTCTTCGGCATCGGTTAAATTGGCAAATAATGCGTTGTTAGCTATGTTGTAATCATCCCTTTCTGAATCCCAGATTCGCCAATTGCCTAGACCACCATCTCCTGAATATCTTTTGACCATAATCCACTTTGGTCTAAATCCTGTATAAACGAATGGCCCATCAGTAGAATTGTTGGCCGTATATCCACCCACCTTGCTGAAACCGTCAACGCTGTGGAAGCAGTATGCGATGTATGTACTTGTGTTGTTATTGACATCGTTATCAGTACCAATGCCAAATGTAGTAGTTGTTGGAGTCTGCCCTGTTGGATTACCCCAGACATACTTTGCTCCACTTGATGCGGCTGTTGAACTTAAATCCAAGCAGACGTTAGCCCACCCAAGACTTTCATGACCAACAACCCAAGTCTCTGAGCCACTACGTTGTTTGATAATCACCATCTCAGGTGCTTCAGATAATCCATGTCCAACAGTTGCTTGTGACCCTGTTCCCGTGTAAGACGCAATACTAAACCCTGCATCGGGATTCGCAGACACCTGTGAGTCAATAGAGCCATCTTCGTTTAGGACAGCAGTGCCACCTGCTTTCCATGTCCAAGCAACGTAATCAACCCCTGCATCGTTGGTTCTTTCATCGCCAGATGCACCGCTAGTAACTACAAATCCATTCTTGTTGAAAGATTCAACATAACCCCTGCCGCCCGGATCAACCTCTGCATCAGTTGCGCTAGAAGCTAACGTAGCAGAGCCACCACGCACAGAATCAACTAACACATGATGCCAAGCCGCTTCACGA